CCCAAAACGCCCTCAATCAGTGCTATTTGGAGAAAGCTGCTTTAACTCCTTTGAAAGCCATTCAAATGGAAGGGCTACTGTCACGAGAGTTATTCAGCAAGATCGCTAGTTATGTTTTCAATAACTACGATTGGCCAGATAGGCTGGATGACGATGCTGACCGCATCATGCTTGAGTATCGCACTAAAGGCAAGCTAGGCAGGGATAAAATCGCAGTCAGAAAAGCCTTATATAAAGCCTATGCGTTAGGCGTGTAGCTAGAACGGTTTAAGAGGGTTCGACTCCCTTGCTAGCTATTGTCTGTCAAAATACACTAAAAAATGGATATAGATTTTTAGTGGCTTGAACACTTTTCGACACTTTTTCAACACCGAGCAAGCTGACAGACCTTGCTCAACAAAACCCAGCAAATTTTAAGAAAAAAAGGATGTGAAAAAAGCCTCTTTCTTATTGATATCATTGCGTTACAAAAACAAAGCCAAAGATCTTGCTGGTGTCGATGGCTAGAAAGGAGGTGATAAAAGGCTTGAGAAACACCCCAAGAATAAGTACGTATTCTATCTTTTCAATAAAATCTCTTAACGTTTCTTGAGCTAAAATAAAAAAGACCGACACGATGGCCGGCACTCTTTGAAAGTCAACACTACTATTATACCAAAGAGGATAGAACAATGCTATTGCCGGAAATTGATGAGAAAGCAACTATCAGAGGTTGCAAGCGAAAACTTCGAGAATATCCAAGATGGCGAGAGATAGCACACCACGGAGCTGAACAGAAAATAACACAAGAGTTTACTTTCATGCCAAGAGGTGGTAGTGGAGTGAGCAGACCAGTGGAAAATATTGCAGTTAGGCGTGTCGATGCTATGAACGAGCTAGAAGCCATTGAGCAAGCAGTTAGCGGGTTATATCGTCCAGACTATCGCAGAATACTGATAGAGAAATATCTGGCATACCCACCGAAACCAAACTGGCAAATTGCCCAGGGAATTGGCTTTGAAAGAACAGCCTTTCAAGAATTGCTAAATAATGCCATCCTAGCATTCGCAGAATTGTACAGAAATGGTCAATTAGTCGTGGAACGTTGAGATTTCGGTATTTTGACGGATAATTCACGGTGTCTAACAAGTGTTTAAAGTGGTATTATTATATTATCGAAGAAAAACGGAGACAACTCACTTTGTGGGTTGCCTTTTTCAGTATCAGAAAGGAGTTGATGGAAAATGGGATGACCGAGAAACAAATGAAGTTTGCCGATGAGTACATCATCAGCCTAAACGCTACGCAGGCGTACAAAAAGGCTTATCCTAGTATTAAAAAGATAAGAACGGCGGAAGTCAATGGTAGTAAGCTACTAAGAAATACTGAGGTCAAGGCTTATATAGACGAACGACTGGAACAATTAAAGTCGGAACGTGTTGCGGATCAACAAGAGGTCATGGAATTTCTCACTGCCGTCATGCGTGGAGAGGTTGAAGAACCTTTGCTTGTCCTAGATGGCGAGGGGGTGCAGCGCATAGCTCAAGCTAAGCCGAATGTTGCCACTCGTAGAGCTGCGGCGGTTGATATCGGTAAGCGTTACAGAATGTGGACAGACAAGGTCGAAGCCGATGTAACGCAAGATATCAATATTAATGTCGGTGAATGGAATGACGATTAACCTTGAAATCAATCCAAGCAAGGTGTTTAATCGACATATCTATGAACATTTGTTCGATTACGACACATTCACTGAGGTCCATTACGGCGGGGCATCTAGTGGTAAGAGTCATGGAGTCTTCCAGAAGATAGTTCTCAAGGCTCTTAAAAAGTGGGATAAACCCCGTAAAATATTGATATTGCGAAAGGTGGGTTCTACGGTTCGTGATTCGGTGTTTGCGGACGTGCAAGCAGCCTTGTCTTATTTCGGTGTGCTTAATCTATGCAAGGTTAACATGAGCGCATTCCGTATTGAGTTACCAAACGGGGCTGAGTTGATTTTCAAAGGGATGGATAACCCAGAGAAAATCAAGTCTATCAAAGGCATTTCAGACGTGGTCATGGAAGAAGCGTCAGAGTTTACGCTTGATGATTACACGCAGCTGACACTTCGTCTAAGGGATAAAGCCCACAAGCAGAAGCAAATCTATTTGATGTTTAACCCAGTGTCCAAAGCTAACTGGGTATATAATGCGTTCTTTGTGAAGAACCCTAAAAATACAGTGGTTTACCAAACGACGTACAAGGATAATCGCTTTCTGGATGACTTGACCAAGGAGAATATCGAAGAGCTAGCAAACCGAAACGAAGCCTACTACAAAATCTATGCTTTGGGTGAGTTCGCCACCCTCGATAAGCTAGTATTCCCCAAGTACGAAAAGAGATTACTCAATAAGGACGAGATTAAACAGCTACCGTCCTTTTTTGGTCTTGACTTTGGTTTTACAAACGACCCCACGGCATTCATGCACGTCAAAATAGACCGAGAGAATAAGCGGCTATATATCCTTGAAGAGTATGTCAAAAAGGGCTTGCTTAACAACCAGATAGCAGAAGCAATCACTAGCCTTGGCTACTCAAAAGAGGTGATTATGGCTGACTCAGCGGAACAGAAGTCTATTGCTGAATTGCAAACACTGGGCTTGCGTCGAGCTATCCCAGTAGATAAGGGCAAAGGCTCAGTTCTTCAAGGGATTCAGTTCTTGCAGCAATTCGACATAATCGTTGATGAAAGATGTGTTAAGACGATTGAAGAGCTTGAAAACTATACATGGCAGAAGGACAAGCATACAAACGAGTACATCAACAAGCCATGCGATAGTTATAACCACTGTATCGACGCTATTAGGTACGCGCTGCAAAACCTTATTTTCGTTAAGGATAGACAGGACGTAGACGCTAAGATTAGACGGGTTAACAAACTGATAAGGAGATAGAATGACGAACACAACACATAGTGCTGACGATATTTTGCATGAAGGGCAGTATATTCCTAGATCATACCAATTCGAGCGTGACATGGAACCAACTAGCTTGCAAAAGCGTGAAGACTTTCTTCACTTTCCCAAAGAAGCTAACACACACTTCATGACTCAGTCAGCAGACGACCTTGTGGACACGTTCCAAGGACGTGAGAAGTTAGAGAAGATGGTCGCTCAGTTCCAAGACGAACAAATAGACCGCTTGAATATCCTAGAGAGTTACTCAAACGGGAACAATTACACGATTCTAAATGGGCGCAAACGACTAGAACCAGAAAAAGCTGACTACCGCATTAGGCATGACCTGGGCGGACAAGCTAGCCGTTTCTTCACGGGATACACAGTGGGTCAGCCTATTTCAATCGGTGCTACTGACACTAACAGCGACTTGACGGCTATTGACGATTTCAATGCTTACAACGACATTGAAGCCCTTAACCGTGAGCTAGTCTATGACGCTTCACGCTTTGGCCGAGCGTTTGAATTGCACTATTATGATGAGTTTGGCAATCCCGCAGTGGTCTTGATTGACGCAAGGGAAATGTTCACTATTCGTAGCGCAGACGTCCGAAAGGATATCATTGCGGCAGTTCATTGCCCGGTGTATGACGGCGAGATGTTTGTCACAGTCTACACTGATAGCAAAATTGTTAGTTATGATCCAAACTGGCAGGAAATCGAACGCAAAGAAAACCCGTTCGGAATGGTGCCAGTGGTTGAATGGCAGAATAACCGTGAGCGTTCGGGGGATTGGGAGAAAGGTATTCCAATCATTGACGCTTACGACTCAGCGGAATCTGACACGGCTAACTATATGTCAGACCTTAACGATGCCATGCTTGTTATCAAGGGCGATGTTGAAAGTACGGGCATGAATGCGTCTGACATCATGAAAATGAAACACGCTAACATGCTAGTGCTTGAGAGTGGTGTTGGACACAACGGACAGCAAACGTCGTTAGATGCCGGCTATATCTACAAACAATACGATGTGAGCGGTGTTGAAGCGTATAAATCACGCTTGATTAAAGACTTCTTCCGCATTGTTGGGTTGCCTAATTTGCAAGACGATTCGACTTTCTCAGCTACGTCTGGGATTGCTATCCGCTACAAGCTAGTTGATTTGCAGCAAGTTACAGCAGTTAAGCGTGGGTTCTTTGTCAAAGCGCTTAGACGACGCTATAAACTGCTTGAGTTGCTATCTAACAATCTTAAAGGTATTGAACCAGTGGACGCTGACATGCTGACATTTACGTTCCATGAGAACCTACCAACAGACGTGTGGGCTGAAATTCAATCAGCTATCAATTCGGGCATGGAAATTTCACAAGAAACGCTTATGGAATCAGCTAGTTTCACGGATTCCCGCAAAGAAAAGAGCCGCTTGCTCAAAGAGGGCGGAGCTACGGACCTAGAAGTTAGTCAGATTGTAGGTACTGAGGATGATGACGAATAACGAGCGCTACAATGCTGAACGGAAAGCACAATCAGACCTAATCAAGCGAGATATAGAGCGTGACAAGGTCTTAAAAGAGCTCTATCAAGCGTCATATAACCGCATGCAAAGCCAAATAAACGGGTTTTACATGCGCTATGCTGACAAAGAGGGGCTGAGCCGTGCCGAAGCTATGAAGCGAGCTAGTGAGTTCGATGTCACTGAGTACAGAGACCGAGCTAGGAAGGCAGTAGTCGAGAAAGATTTCTCGCACGGCACTAACCAATGGCTGAGACTGTTTAACCTTAAAATGAAAGTCAGTCGCTTGGAGCTGCTCAAAGCAGAATTAAGGCTTGAAATAGCTAGCCTTATATCAGACGTTAACGAAGTCTTTGACGAGGCGCGTGAGAGCGAATATTTAGCCGAGTTTAGGCGTCAAGCGGGTATCTTGGGCAATTCTGCCGTCAATGCAGTAAGCCGCATGAGAGCGATTTTAGACGCTGATTTCTACGGGCAGAATTTTAGTCGTAGAGTTTGGGGCAGAAACGGGCTTCATGCAAACATGCAGAAGGATGTGTTTAGCTCGTTAGCACGTATCTTCACCGACATGGACGGTTTTAAGCAGGAACGGCAGCGATTAGCTAAGAAATATAACACAAGTCAGTCCAACGCCCAACGGCTACTCAAGACCGAAATAGCTCGCATTAATGCTGATACAGAATTGATGATGTTGAAGGAGAATGACTTCACGCATTTAATCTATGTCGCTGAAAGTGGGGCTTGCGATATCTGTAAGCCTTTGGATAGAAAAGCCATACCGATTAACAAGGCAGAGAAAGGGGTTAACATGTACCCAATGCACCCTAACTGTCGTTGTTCAGCGTATGGACATATCAAAATGGAATATAAAGCCGGCGGCAGCACTCTTGATGAAGAAGCTGTTAACGGTGTTTGGGGTGAATAACCCTTTGTCCAGACCGTGCTGAGGACGTTAAAAGCTGCATGAGTTCGTCGAGGTTGGACGTAAAAGCGTAAAGAAAGGAGCCTATCATGGCAGAAAAAGAACTTGAAACAGTTGAAAATCCTCAAGAGGTTGAAGCTAGCCAACCAGAAAAAGAGGAAAAAATGGTGTCAGTTGCTGAGATGCAGCGTAGACTCAAGCAGATGGAAGAAAAACATACTCTTGAAATCGCTGATATGCAAACCGGTATTCAATCTCAAATCGAGGAAGCCGTTGCTAAAGCTAAAATGAGTGAGGAAGAACTTCAAGAGCTGCAACAGAAACAGCGTGATAAAGAATTCGAAGAAGCACAGAGCACAATTGCAGCACTTCAAGCTCAAATTGCTCAACGTCAAATGCAGGATATCGCTATTAAAGAACTCGAAGCTCAAGGCGTTCCTGTTAATGAGTCGACGCTTGCTTTCGTTGTAAAAGGTGACGAAGAAGCTACCAGGTTAGCTGTTTCAAATATGGCTAACATCTTAAACTTGCAGAAACGAGAAGAAGCCAAAGCTCTACCACCTCGAACAAGCGGTGGAGATGAAGGGCGTTCACATCGTGGAAAAGACAAGTTTGACAAAGCCAAAATCACTAATTTCTAAATTAAGAAAGGAGAGCGCATGGCTCAACAAAAATTCAATCCGGACACAGTCCTCTTGTCTGATTCTCTCGGAAAAGAGATTACATCAGAATACATCACTGATCTATTCACTGACGAACTTGTTAAAACTTCAAAAGTCATTCAGCTTGGTCAAAAAGTTGAAATGGAAGGGAAAATGGTCCGTAAAGGCGTTGAAGTTGGTCAATTGACAGACGCTTACTTCGTTGGTGAAGGTCAAAAAATCGGCACTGCAAAAGTACAAACTAAATCTTACGTTCTTGAATCTCGTAAATTGGCAGTTATCTTGCCAGTTACAGAAGAAGTCCTAAACTACACTTGGACTGACTTCTTCGAATCAATCAAGGACAAGATTGTTGACTTGTTTAACAAGAAAATCGACGGAGCTGCTTTCCTTGGTTTGTATAACAACCCATTCGGTGCTAACGTTTTGGCGTCTGCTAAACGTGCTCAGAACATCGTATCTGGTGACATCAACCTCAATAACATCTATGATGTTGAAGATAAATCAGAAAAAGAACCTAACGCATTCGTAGGACACCGCACAATCAACCGCACACTCCGTGGAATCGTTGACAATGTGAACGGTGGTCAACACATCTTCACTAAACCAGCTAACCCTAACGCAATCGGTGAGCTTGATGGTCTTCCATATTCTCAACTTCAATTGCAAGACGGGCAAACTTACCCAGCAGGTACATTGATCACTGGTAACTTCAATGGCTTGGTGTACGGTATTCCAAACGGCACTAACTTGCGTCTTAAAATCGCTGATCAAGCTACTTTGTCTAAGGTTCAAAATGATGGCACACTTGATTCTGGTGACGTTCACTTGTTCGAACAAGACATGCAAGCGCTCCGTGCTATCTTTGAAATTGCCGTAGCTATCCCAAACGACGAAGCATTTGCAGCTATCCAACCAGTAGGAGTCTAGTCAGGAGGTTTAAATGACCTATAAAGCTAAGATTACATTCCGTGACTTGCAAGATAACGAGTATATCTATCAAGTCGGGGAAGTTTACCCACGAGAAGGCTATGAGCCTACTAAAGAGCGCGTGGCAGAAGTTCTTGAAAAGGGCGGTATCGAACAAGTCGAGCCGTCAAAAGAGCTTACAGTCAAAGAGCTCAAAGCAAAAATTGATGAAGCTGGTATCGAGTACGATGCCAAGGCGAAAAAAGCAGATTTAGAAGAACTTCTAAAGGCTGCGGAGGGGGTCTAAAATGAACGATATCCAACTTGAGAAGATTAAGCGTCGGTTGGGTATCGACGTTGAAGACGATCTTGAGGATGAATTGATTGAAGACTTAGTCAACGACGCTGAGAGTTTTTTCAAAGCATTAGTCGGAGCAACCGAGATTGACAAAAAATATCATTTCATCATCGAAAATGTTGTTTACAAGCTCTATGGTCGTAAGGGGTCAGAGGGTGTCAAATCCGAGAACGTAGACGGTTATTCAGTCACTTACGAGGATTGGGACGACATGTTTAAGCCTTACAGAAAGATTCTGGATAAAGATTTTGGCCTAGATGGCTCGTTAGCTCGAAAAGGTAAGGTGAAGTTTTTATGAAAACACCACACCGCATTAAGCTAGTGAAGCAAGGCGTTTCGACTTATAACCCGATTGCTGATAAGCACGAAGAAAAGGCACAGTCTAGTAAGGTTGTGCCTTGTTTGGTTAACTTCATTGACCAACAGCGTGCATTTGAAGCCTATGGGAGTAGGTCGGACGTGGTCATGATATGCCGATTCAGTAAAGAGCAGAAGCCGTTTGACTACGCTCTTTATGGGGGTAAGAAGTATTACCCTATCGAACAGATTGACGCACCGATTAAGGGCGCAATCAGGTTGAAAAGAGGTGAGTTGAATGGCTAATTTCACAATCGAGTGGAGAGGGGACACAGTCCTCGCTGCTGCTTTGAATAAGGCAAGCCAAGGGGTTAGGGCACAAGCCCAAACAGCTCTTAAAAACTCAGCTGAGAAAGGCAAGAGCATTTCAAAAGGGCTTGCGCCAGTTGATACTGGTTTTTTGAGAGCTAATATCACAACTAGACACTTGGGCGAAGAATCGCACATCCATTCAGCAGCGTCTTATAGCGGGTTTCAAGAGTTTGGGACACGCTATCAGCCCGGTAAGCCGTTTATGCGTCCTATGATGCACCAAATCGAGCCTTATTTCACTGAACAAATCCGTAAAGTTATGGAAGGAGCCTTTAAATGACACCTAGCCACGACTTATTCAGAAATCTATTCGCTATTGCCAGTGAGAAACTGGCAACTTACGACTACTTACCCGATTCATCCGCCAGCTATCCTTTCGCTTTCATCGGTGAGAATAGCTCAGCACCTACACTCAATAACGAAAACTTTGGAACGATAAGACAAACCGTCCATATCTACGGGACTAGAGTGCAGCGTGCAGAGTTAGATGCCCACTGCCAAGCGTTAGAACAAGCTAGCGAGCGAATTAAAGGGTTTGAATACAACTTATTGAAAACTGGGACAGACAAGCAAGTCTTACCGGATAATACAGACGTCCAGCCATTGATCCACATTGTGCTGGATTTTTCATTTTCATATACCAAAAAGGAGGAATAAATGGCAGAACTTATTTTGGGTAAAGACCTGATGGTCTTCTTCCGTCGTGTTAAAGACCAAAAGACGCAAGACGCTGCTAAAGTACGTTTCCAAACAGAACACACTATCAATGCCGAGAAAGAGGTCGAAACTACCAAGACTAAAGACGGTGTGGTTAACTCGATTTCAGACGGTGAAGTATCTGGGGAATTCGTATCACTTGCCTATCGTGAAGATGGCACTACTACGGAAATGTGGCGTGAAATGCGTAAATGGTTTATCGCAGGTGACAAAGTTGAGTGCTGGCAAGTTGATCTTGCTTCTAAACGCGCTTCTGGTGGCAAGGATGTCTATGACGTTGAATATTACCAAGGCTATCTTAAAAACTTTGAAATTTCAGCACCGGCTGACGACAAAGTTGAGCTTTCTTATGAAATGGCTATCGACGGCAACGGTATTATTTCAACTGACAGCTTGACAGAAGCTCAGAAGAAAGCAGTCGCAAGCGCTCAATACGACTACCACACTCTTGCTAAAGAAGACAGCCTAGTTTCATCTATCTAGTCTAACTGCAGGGGCTTTGTGCCCTTGCTTTTTTTGTATAAAGGAGAAATAAAACATGATTCTATCTATCAACGGACGAGACTTTAATTTGATTTTCGGACTTGCGTTCTTGCGTGAGATCAACAAATTGCACTCAGCAGAGCTTGAAGGCATGAAGACTGGCTACGGTGCTATGACACTGATTTCAGCCGGTGTCGCTATCAACGACCCTCTTGCATTTGTGGACATCATCAAAGCTGGTACGATTACAGCACCACAAAAACCAAGTGATGCAGACATTGAAGCCTATCTTGCTGATTTGATTGACAAAGGTAAATACAAAGAGACAATCGACTCTATTATTGACGAGTTAAAAGCGTCATCCCTACTCAAACTCGCAATGAACGTTCAAGAGTAGGGCAAAGTCAACTAGATTATGATTTCAGCTATGATGACGCAATGGCTTTGTTGATTGCAAGACACGGCATGAGCTACGTAGAAGCTGCCAGGACAACGCTTGTTGAATTCGAGGTGTACAATACCGCTTACGCTATCAAACAAGAGGATATCCGCTTTAATGCAGCAATCCAAGCATGGTATAACCAGACCGTCCAAGCTACCAAAGGTAAGGGCAAAAGCGTTCGCTCAGCTTACAGAACCTTTAATGAGTTTTATGATCATGAAAAAGAATTCAGTAAGATATTTAAACCAGAGGACACCGCGCCTAGAAGTCGAGCGCTTTCGTTAGCTGATAAGAATAGAATCATCAATCAAACAAAGAAAGGGGGTAGTTAATGGGAGCATCTTTTGACGTTACGGCCATACTTCGTGCCAACTCAAGCGACTTCACCAATGGTGTCAATGCTGCTAAGTCTGCCCTTGCTGACTTGAGAAATCAGTCTGGGGGCATGCTTGCTCAAGTTGGTAGCAGTTTAAAGTCAGTCGGTAGCGCCATGCAATCAGTCGGAGCTGGAATGACCACAGCTTTCACATTGCCAATGGTTGGAGGGTTAACTGCCGTCATCAAAGGTTATGCAGACCTTGAGCAATCGTTAGGTGGGGTCTCTACGCTGTTCAAACAGAATGGCTCAAGCGTCAATACCCTTGCCAGAGACTACGGCATGACCAGACAACAAGCTCAAGCATTGTATAACACAATGGACCGTGAGGGAACCAACGTCATTGAGAACGCCAACCGAGCCTATAGGACGGCTGGTGTGTCTGCTAACAGATACATGGAGCAGGTCACATCGTTCTCAGCCACCTTGCTACAAGGTCTAGGCGGGGACACTGCCAAAGCTGCGAAATACGGGGATAAAGCCCTTGTCCAAATGTCAGATAACGCGAACAAGTTCGGTACTAACATGACGGACATTCAAAACGCTTATCAAGGTTTTGCAAAAGACAACTATTCGATGCTGGATAACTTGAAACTTGGTTACGGCGGTACCATGTCCGAAATGGCTCGTTTGGTCAATGAATCTGGTGTCTTAAATGGTGAATTTGAAGCTACGGCTGACAATATCCGTGATATCCCATTTCATACCTTGATTGATGCCATTGGTATTACTCAAGATAGACTTGGAGTAACCGGAACGACCGCAAAAGAAGCAAGTACAACCGTTTCGGGGTCGTTCAATTCCATGAAGGCAGCCGCTGAAAACTTAGTGGCCGGTCTTGGTAATAACGAAGCTAATATCAAGCAGCTAATGGAAAACATGAAGCAGACTATCATCACATTCAAAGACAATGTGGTGCGTGTTCTAGGGACTATCTGGGACAATCTGCCAGTGGATGGCTGGGTAAAATGGGCAGCGCTTATCGTTGGAGCAGCGGGGCCTATTATCACAGTGCTTGGGACTTTAATCATTTGGGTCGGTAACGTCGTTTCTGCACTAAGTACAATTGGTGGTGCTATCAGCTCGCTTGCTGGGTTCTTCTCAAGTGGTACCGCAGCAGTAGAAGGCTTTTCAATGGCTTTCGAAGGTGGTGAAGCCATGATGGTTTCATTTGGTAGTGCTGCCAGTGGTGTTTCTGCTGCTGCCCTTGCTGCGTTCGCTGGGATTGCGTTAGCGGTTGGGATGGTAGTAGCGGCGCTTGTTGATTTGTGGAATAATAACGAGAATTTCCGTTCACAAGTCATTGCAATCTGGGAAACCATTAAGAGTGCAATCACTAACGCCGTTCAAGCAATTGTGTCGTTTGTCATGTCAATCTGGGGCCAGTTGACTTCCTTCTGGAACGAAAACCACGCCTTGATTATGCAGACAGCGACAACTTACTGGAATATGTTCAAGGGCATAATTGAAAGTGTCATGAACGCTATTCTCCCAGTGGTTCAAACTGGCTTGAATTTGCTTATTACATTGTTTTCTACATCTTGGCAACTTATTACCACTGTCATTTCCACGGCTCTTGAAATCGTGTTAAACATCATTAAGATGGCTATGCAAATCTTACAAGGTGACTGGTCTGGAGCGTGGGAGACATTCAAAACCATCTTGTCTACAGTGTGGGAAGGCATCAAGTCTCTTGTTTCAATCGGTATCAATGCTATTGGTCCGATTATCCAAGCGGGTATTCAATTTATTCTCGCAATCTGGAACGCAGCATGGGCATTGTTAGCTATTCCATTCCAAACGCTTTGGGCATTGCTTCAACAAATCGCTGGCGGAGCTATGACTGCCATTAGCGGTGTGATTAGTGCCGGGATTGCCGTGATTCAATCCATTTGGTCAGCAGCATGGACAGTTATCCAGACAGTGTTCTCAACCGTTTGGAACACAATCATGTCTATTCTGTCACCTATCATGGCTGGTATCTCAAGCATTATCTCAAGCACCTTGTCAGCTATTCAAGCGATTTGGAATGCTATTTGGACGGGGATTCAAGCTGTCCTGGCTGGTGTATTGGCTGCTATTGTCGGATTGGTTACTGGTAACTTCTCGCAAGTTCAAGCGGCTATTTCGTCAATCATGTCAGCTATTCAATCCACTATCAGTGCGATTTGGAACGCTATCTTGTCGCTTATTAGTAGCGTATTGAGTGCGATTGCTAGCACTGTATCAAGTACATGGTCATCTATCCAGTCAATCATTTCAAGTGCTATGAGTTCCGTCCAGAGCATTGTAAGCTCAGCTTGGAGTGCTGTTAGATCAGCAGTATCAAGTGCCATGAGCTCAATTCAATCAGCTATTACTAGCGGATTTAGTGCCGTGGTATCTGCAGTAACAAGTGCCGGTCAACGTATTATCTCAGCGGTTCGCTCAGCGTTCAGCGGTGCACTTAGTGCAGCCCGTGGATTCGTTGGACAAGCTGCAAGCGTTGGTTCTCAATTGATTAGCGGTTTCGTTAGCGGGGTTACATCAGCAGCCGGCAAGCTGATTTCAGCGGTTAAAGGTGCGGTAAGTAATGCTATCAACGGTGCAAAAGCCTTGCTTGGTATCAAATCACCATCCCGTGTATTCCGTCAATTCGGTATCTATACGGATAAAGGTTTCATCATTGGTATTGATAGCAAAGCGGACCAAGTAGCCCGCTCAATGCGCTATATGGCTCAAGGTGCTATCGACGCATTCACCGGTCAAGATATCAACGGAGCTATCACTGATGAGCTCGGAAGCATGGACGGTCAGCTAGGTCGCTTAGCAGGATATGATCCATCTGTTTCATTCAATGGCGGCAAGATGTCAGTCACTCAACAAGCGGCGGATATCGTGCTTAAAATGGGCGATACAACTTACAGAGCGTTTACTAATGACATCACTAACGCTCAATCAATGGAATTAATGCTTGATAACTATTAAGAGAGAAAAGAGGTTTTAGCTAATGTATGATTATGCTTCATTGAAGCGCACGGAATCAACGGTGCTGCAAAGAGCGCCGGTTGATAACATGCGTATCAACGGGACACCTATAGAAGATATCATCCAAGGGTATCGACAACTTACAGTCAAGGGACGTTCACTGCTCAATCGTGAAATTTCAACTACTCGAGTTCCTGGGCGCCGTGGTGTCTGGGTAGACAGCGTTAATGACTCAGAGCGTGAGATTGAAGTTAAGTATCAGTTAACGACAGTCACCAGTCAAGTCATGAGGACCTCTTTCCGAGAGCTTAACCGTATTTTGAGAGAAGTAGGGCCTAGCGGCTACCTTGAAGTTACGTTTGATGATGAGCCAGATTTCACTTACTACGCTATTTTTAAAGAAGCGGACGAAGTGGAGGAAGACAGACTTTCAATTGTTAGCAGTTTTGTATTGTTAGTGCCAGACGGCTATAAGAAGCGGGTTCCAGAGCGCTCTAATGGCGTTGTTTACCTTACATACGCTAAGAAGGTAATACCGGAGAAGATTGTAGCCATGACATCGACAGCTTCAACAGAATTTGAAATCATCAACGGTCAAACCAAGCTATCGTTTAAGGGCAGCTATGCAGCCAACAAGGAAATTGTTATTAAATTTGGCGACGAAGAAGTGACTGCTACTTATGATGGTCGTAATATCCTAAGTGAATTACAACGTTTTAGTCCATTAGAGCAGTTCTATGTTAAGGACGGCGACAGATTGAGCGGCAAGAATGTAACTATCCGTGAGGTACAGTGGAGGGATGAGAGTCTATGATCTATTTATTCGATAAGGACGAAAAACTTATCAAGATTATTCGCAAGCCTGCAATTAAGACGGCATTGCAAAAATTCAGTCTTACCACTGAAAACTACATTTCAGACCGCTTGACTGTCGAAATGAAAGCCTTGAAGGATGACGAACTGGCAAAACTGGAATACATGGCTATTCAGTCAATCGACGATACCCATAAATTCCATTACTTCTATATCGCCCAAGGGAATACCAAAGGGGATATCACAACGCTTATCGGTGTTCAATCTGGTATCGAGGAATTACGTAAGACGGTAGTCTACGACAAACGCCCAACAGACCAACGTGCTAGACCGGTTATTGAATGGCTTTTAACTGGGACGAACTGGTCCCCTCGGTTTATTGCTGAAACAAACCCAAAGAGTACCAATTTCTATTACATTTCCACATTTGATGCTTTGGAAAAAGTGTGTAAGGTGTGGGGCTTAGAAATGCAGTTCTTCGTTGAAATGAACGGCAGTCAGATTGGCGCTAGATACATTGATTTCAAGCGGAAAATAGGTGAAGCAGTCGGTAAGCGTGTTGTCTACGGTCATAACGCCCTTGAAATTCTGCAAGAAGTTGAAAAGACAAACCTATACACCGCCTTGGTTGGCCGTGGTAAAGGGGAGCAAGTCAGCTCAGCAGAAGACACCGGAAAAGATGCCGACGGGTACGGGCGCAAAATCAACTTCGAGGAAATTGTCTGGTCGAAAGCTAAAGGGGACCCACTAGACAAGCCCCTCGGTCAGAAGTACCTTGAAATTCCAGAAATGACCGCTAAATACGGCATTAAACAACCAGACGGCAAGATGCGCCCAAAGATTGGCTTTGTCGAATTTAGCGAGGAAGAAGACAAGAACGAACTTATCAAGCAGACTTACGATGCTTTGATTGAGTCTTCAAGACCTAAACTGACACTTAAAACAACAACGGTCTATCTGAAAGGCGCTCGGATTGGCGACACTATCCGAGTGGTTCGACACGATAGGCACCTTGATTATGATACACGTATCTTTGAGATTACATTCAACCGCTTAAACGATGAATCTAGTGACGTCAAACTAGGGGACCGAGTTGGCGAAAGCAATGACGCAAAGGTACAAAGTACCGTCAACAAGGCTCTTGACGAGTTTAAAGCCGGTGAGTTCACCGAGTTTGTCAAGAAGTTGCCAGAGTTTATCCCGTCAGCTAATGGTTTTAACCATAACTGGTACACAAGCACTGATCCAACGGAATCTCACCCCGGACAAGTCCTAATCAATGACTCTTGGTACAAGCCAGACCCAGAACATGAGGGACACACTATCATGTATCGCTGGACTGGTGAAATGTGGCAAGAGGTATTGAGGACATGGGACGGCACAGGGCTGCAAGACAAAATCAAGAAAGAGTTTGAGAAAGTCGCAGCTAACATGGCTAAACAGCAATCAGAACACGACAGAGTGGTTGCTGAAATTACAGCCAAAGCTACTAATGCGGAAACATTAGCTAGTTCAGCTAAATCAACCGCAGAGGACGCTTTTAACCGTCTAAACGACGTCAAGAGTGAAGCCATCGCAGAAGCTCGTTACTTGGACACCGTCGAGCGTGCAGAGACAGAGAAGAAGATTGCTGCATCTAAAAAAGACGCACTATCAGAAGCTGTCAAACTGGTTGATAATGCTAAAAGTACGCTAAACACGGACTTATCAGAGACTGAAAAGAGAGTTGAAGCTCTAAAAGGTTCTATTGGTACATTGTCAAATGACACGTCAGTACAGTTTGCCAAAATCAATAATGCCCTCATTTCAGTAGCTAGCAAGCAAGATGTTGACAAGGTCAGTCAGCGCGTGTCTAATGCTGAGACGGTTTTGACACAGCAAGCAGGGCAGATTTCAGCCAAGGCTAGCAAAGAGGATGTCAACGCTGTTTCTGGGCGTTTAAGCAAAGCTGAGAGCTCTTTGACGGTGCAGGCTGGGCAAATCAGCCAGAAAGCCAACAAGCAGGACGTAGACACGCTGACAGGGCGTGTGAACCGTGCCGAAACATCAATCACTCAGCAAGCGGACATGATTGCGTCCAAAGCTAACAAACAAGAGCTTGATAACGTCAATAATCGAGTCATAAACGCTGAAAGCCGTATCACTCAACAAGCTAACGAGATTAGCCAACGAGTGAAAACAAGCGATTTTAACAATGCTACTCAGAGACTTGCGACGGCTGAGAGTTCAATTACTCAGTTAGGAAATAAAATCACTACTGAGATTAGCAGAGTGGATAGTAAAATCCCGACAGATTTTGGCAGTCGTAACTTGATTTTGAAATCAGCAGACTTCAGTAATGTACATTCGTACACCGGACGTGGCAACAATATCGCCATTTCAACGGACAACGCATCATATATTATCAACTCAAACGGCAACAGCTCTAATTTCTGGGGCGGTGTCTCATGGAATATGGCTGTTTCTGAGATAAGAGCTGGTGAAACGTTCTCATTGTTGGTTCCGTGCTACATCGATAGCAGAACAGAAATTGGGAACGGGGCAATTGTTGCAATAAAAAACAATAAAACAAACGCTATCGCTTTCGAATACCAAATTCCGACGGCCGTTAAAGATAAATGGTTCGATGTCACATTGAATTTCACTGCTACCAAAGACACCAATTTATCAGACTTTCCGTTTGGGATATATGTAGTTAGAAACGGCTATTTGAAAATCAAGCCACCTATGTTGGTCAGAGGGGCACTTATCCCTTTGCAGCACACAGTAGCACCAGAGGACACCGAAGCTGAAATCAGCACGGTTAAAACGACGATTACACAAACCGAGCAGGGTGTCAGTCAGTTATCTCAGAAACAATCTGAAACAGATAGCCGTATCACTAACGCTGAAACTACGGTCAATCAATTGGTCGATGAAGTATCATCAAAAGTGTCTAAGACTGATTTTGACAAACTCTCTAAGAGCGTGGTGGCTAATAGTACCGCAATCACTCAGATTGATAATAAAATCAGTTTGAAAGCAGACCAAACAGAAGTTCAAGCTGTCAAAGCTACAGCTGACAGTGCAGCGTCCAAAGGTCAAGAATTAGAACGTAAAATTAACCAGACTAATGCAGAATTGCGTGTTACAGCGGACTCTATCGCCCAAAAGGTTTCAAGAGTTGATTTTGATAATCTTGGGAACAAAGTCACTAACGCTGAAACTCAGATCAGCACGTTAGCCGGCAAGATTGAAACTAAACTCTCTAGGGTTGACCTAGACAGCGCAATTGATAGCAAAGGCTTTCTGAAAGAGTCGGATGTCAATAGATTGGTTGATAACAAAGGATTTGCGACAGCTACGTCTGTCACTAATCTCATTCAACAATCCGAGCGAGGAACGACCCAACTTATCAGCGAGGTCAAGAAACAGATTCCGTCAGTTGATACGCTGTCAGCTGGTGGTGAGAATCTTATCCGAAACTCAGCATTTCCAGAGAATCTTGATAACTGGTACTATTGGGCTCCCAATAGTACCAACCCGAACTTATCTATTAGAACTCACGAATTTTATTACAACAACGGTAGAAATTTGTTGGCGCTATCGACAACAACAACAACGCCAGCCACAACAGCGAGATTTCCAGTTAAACGCAATACCACGTATTCGTTTAACGTGCAGACGTTTGGGACAGGTAACGTTAAAGGGGTAGATATCTATTTCCTTGGACGAAAATCGAACGAAACCGGTATGTATTCGAAGGCAGTGCGTTTTAAAGCGCATACTGGCTCACCTTCGACCACACAAGTGGTTAAATGGCATCTAACGTTCAATTCCGGCGAATGCGATGAAGGTTTCATCCGTATCGATAACACCGGCACAACTGACGGCAGTCAGTCAACGCTATTCTTCACAGAATTGGATTGCTACGAGAGGACTATGGACCGTGCTTGGCAACCGTCGCCCAAAGATGCTAGTCAAGAGGTGACAGTTAAATTCAATGAAATCAAGTCTACCGTTGACGGTTTCAGCCGGACAATCGGTGAACACGACAAGTCTATTTCGCAAATTATCCAAGAGGCACAAGGTACCGTCTGGAAAGTTGAGAACCTAGAGGATAAGTGGGCGTTTAATTTAGGTGTTACTAATAAGCAACTAGACAAGTTAGACACTGGTCTTGAAGCTACCAAGTCCGAAATGTCTCAGATTGCAGGGTCTTGGGCAGTCAAGAATCTGACAAGGTCCGGTGATGTGCTTAACCAAATTAATCTCAATAAAGACGGTTCGGTCAAAATCGACGGTAAACTGGTTCAAATCACCGGCTCTACATACATCGAAGATGGTGTTATTAGCTCAGCTAAAATCGGTGAACTGTCAGCAAGTAAAATCACTAGCGGGCGTTTAAACGCTTCACTCGTTGACGTCGTTAACCTAAACGCCAAGAGTATCACTAGCGGTACGTTTACTGGTTTGAATTATCGGGGTGGTCGCATTGAGTCATTAAATGGATCAATGTTCTTTGATTTGAATAGCAACTATCTTCAAATGGGAGCAGATACCGCTTCAATCAGGCGTGTTCAACCCGGATATCCTGCACAGTTTATCAGATACGAAACAAGTATTGACCAAGGAAATTATCGCTCTAAAACTATTATCGGTTCTAACCGTGAAGGGACGGACGCTTATAATGCTACGACGTTCTCTGGTGTTGTCATCCAGAACAATACTAACAACGACATCGATACATTGCATCTCTACGGTGATAGAACATATTTTAGACATACGTTTACTAACGATGGATGGGATTTAGATGCTGTAACACAACGACTTCGTCCGGGAATGATGGAAAAAGATTCACAGATTTGGTCAGTGCAGTTTGCAACACCAAAAAACGGTAAGGATTTTAGCACCGGGGCTATCAATATCACCGAGTCGCTCGCTGCGGTTTGGCGGATGTTCAAGCACTTCGAAGGGAATATTAAAATGCCAACCGAGCTCAAAACAGTCATCCAGCATGGTTACAATAACTACGGTATCCACATGCCGGTATTGTAAAAGGAGAATTTATGAACGAACAAATTTACACTTCAATGATTCAAGACATCGCAAGTCAGAACGCTAATTTGACGATTGAAAAAGCTGAGTTTAAAGCTCGCTTGCAGTCGACAGTTAGCGAACTTGAGCAGGTCAAATCGCAACTAGAGCATTATCAAAATGTACTAGCGTCTGATTCAGACCTTAACGACCTCTTCAATGAGGTAGCACAGAAAGGAGCGACTAATGAATAAGTCTAATTTCAGTGTCACATCGAGTTATCTGACCAATCCAACAACTACAAGGATCGCCATCCAGTCCAAAGACGGCTCGACGTGGTTGACTCGTGACGTTCCAGGCGACCACACAAGCAAGACGGATGAAGCTAAAGTCCAGCTTATTCTGGATATCCTAGCGACTGAATTGGACCCTGCAGGAGCATTGGCACGCTATCAAGCCAAGTCGGAGGAATCGATTAAAGACCTTGATAGCCGCTTGAATTTGGCTGAGAAAGTCGCTGAACAAGGCGAATTGACTCGCAAGATTGCTAACGTGTCCATCCTCAATGCGGTTATGAGTCAGAATATCCAGTATGGCACAATCTACAAGCGATATTTGGAATTGTTGCCAGTCGCTAAAAAAGGCGATGTATTCAACGCTGGGGATATCTTTGCTATCGAAGCCCCAGACCACGAAGAAGTGGATGGAGAAGGCAAACTGGTACTTATCCAAGTTAACGGGTCTTTCACTTACGAAAACCAACCATTCGCTGATTTTGCAAAGGGTGGCAAGCTCGAAAACAATGGGATTGCCACTGCATGGCTATTCAAACCGAAGGAGGGCTAATGGTACAGAAACCAGACGGCATTTTTGGGGTCTTCGATGTGGTTCGTGACTTCTATGCACACGGTATCGATGAGCATTTATGGGTGTTCCTGCTTATGGTAATCATCGCTTGCGATATCGTCGTAGGCGTGTCCAGGGCGTGGGCTTACCATGAATTTTCAAGCTCTAAATTTCGCAAGGGACTTGTCAGCCATACAGCAATGATCACATTCGTGGCCATCTTCTATCCGTTCGCTGCTTTCATGAATCTCGGAGGGGTATTAGATACCTTCATCCTTGCCATGATGGCGGCATACGGCTCTAGTATCCTAGCTAGCTTGTCAGCGTTAGGGGTGGAAATTCCGTACTTTGATAAGTACATAAAAAAAAATATCGACAAAGACAAATTTGTTCTAACCTCACAAAATGAGGAAGAGGAAGAAGAAGGAGAAAATAAAAATGAAAATTAATTGGTCTATTCGTTTTAAAAACCGTGCATTCGTAACACGCTTTGCACTTGCTTTGGTATTGCCAGTTTTGGCTTACTTTGGTATCAAATTTGAAGATATCACAAGTTGGGGAGCGTTGTTTGGATTGCTTGGAAAATTCTTGTCTAATCCATATTTGGTGGGGTTGACAGTATTCAATGTCTGGAATATGTTCCCAGACCCAACAACGAAAGGTCTTAGCGATAGCGAACGAGCACTATCATACACTAAACCGTATGAGGACTAGCTTATGGCAAAACTCATGACCTCTATTAACCAAATTGACGGGGGCAATGTCCTAAAATCTGGGGACACCACTTCCGTCTTTGGTTTTGAAATTTTGGGTTACGATGGTAAACGCATGGAGCTGTCCGGAACCGGTAAGCTGACACTTTCCAACGACGAAACGGTGGCACTTTATCAAGATGCCACTGTTGAAAATGGGGTGTTCTCATTCTCAATGGGCAAGGCAGTAGCTACTGGCACTTACTACCTTGAAATTAAACTAGATGGGCATATTTTTCCATCTAACAATTTTAAGGTGAAAGTGAAGAACTCGTTGAGTGCAGATAGTGCTATCCCATCGGACAAGAGCCCTAAGTTAAAACTACTAGCGGATGAATTGCGAGAATCTGGGTTAATCAGTGGTGGCACTGATACGACGGAAGACCTCGTTAACGTCTATAATCTAGCTAAAATTTGAAAGGAATAACTAAATGAGTAAATTACATGATTTCGCCCAAGCCGTTGGTGCAGATATCAAAGAAATTAAGGCATCGATTGCCAGCAAGGTGACTGGTGTCAGTGAAGAACGTTTGACGCAAGCTATCACACAAGTTAAGACTGATATCATCGGTAATGCACCGGAAGAGCTCGACACACTCAAAGAAATCGCTGACAAAATCAGCGCAGCGGGTGGCAATACTGACAGTGGCATCATTGCGAAAATGACTGAGTTGGGCACTCGTATTGACACTATCGAGCAAGAAGACCTTGTGAGCGTGTATAATACTGCGAAAGCGTGAGCGTCATGAGTAAGTTCACAGAATTTGCTCAAGCTGTTGGGGCTGATATTAAAGAGATTAAAGATAAACAATCTTCATCATTGACTATCAACCAAGCGTATGGGTTATTTCCAACATATAATAACTTTTTCCTACAGGTTCTAGAACAAAATAAATTTGCGGAAGACCCACTTGTAACTAAATCTCAATTACCAACAAGCGAAATTGACACTTTAAAACAGAAGGTCGAAGAGTTGGAAAAAACGCTTTCGGAGATTAAACAATCTATTCAAAAATAATTATGAGAAAGGAGACCTATGACATCTAAAACACAGTTATTAAACACGCTTGAAAGTCTAGTGAATCAACGTGTAACTGTTCCCACCAACCCTTATGGCGGGCAATGTGTGGCTTTGATTGACAACGTGCTACAGTATCAAGGGTTGTTTAACCTTGATTTCAGCTATTTAAACGCCATCGATGGCTTAAACCGTGCTGAAAATCTAGGGCTTAAAGTCACACATTTTAACGGTGCAAACAATCCACCAGTAGGCAGTGTGTGGGTAACTAACTGCTTGCCATATCATCAATTCGGGCACATCGGTTTCGTTGTCGCAGAAAACCCAGACGGTACAGTTACCACAGTCGAACAGAATATCGATGGTAACGGTGACGCTCTATATAACGGTGGGTGGACACGTAAGGTGACACGCAACCTCGATAGTGCTGGTAATTTCAGCTATGTTGACTGGTCAGCACCAAGTCAGCAAATGGTTGGATGGTTTGAATTGCCATTCGACGGCATGACTGAAAATGCCTATTTTATCGACGTATCAGCGTACCAACCGGGAGACTTGACTAGTATCTGTAGTGCTAGTGGTACGAATAACACAGTAATCAAAGTGACCGAGGGTGTGGGCTGGGTTAGTCCAGTAGTGGCTCAACAAACTAACACAAGTAATTGTATTGGTTACTATCACTTCGCTCGATTCGGTGGAGATGTAGGTACTGCACAAGCTGAAGCTAACTACTTTATCAGTAACTTGCCATCGCATCCACGCTATCTAGTGTGTGACTACGAGGACGGAGCTAGTGGTGATAAACAAGCGAATACTAATGCAGTCCTAGCGTTTATGGATATCTGTAAATCAACCGGCTTTGAGCCAATCTATTACAGTTACAAGCCTTATACTTTGGCTAATGTGTATGTAGATCAAATCACTGCACGCTATCCAAACAGCCTATGGATTGCAGCGTATCCAGATTATGAGGTACGCCCAGAACCTTATTGGGGCGTGTATCCAAACATGGAACACACACGCTGGTGGCAGTTTACATCAACCGGCCTTGCTGGTGGATTGGATAAGAACGTAGTCGTTATTAATGATGGCGACAATTTAGTAAATAAGAAAAAGGAAGAAGATATTATGAATTTTGTAGTACGTAGCGAAAGCGGTAAAGAAGGTTGGGTAGCAGTCGTTAATGGTCGTGTATTTGGTATCGGCTCAATGGGCACAGTGGACGCTCTCGAAGCCACTGGTGCTAAACGTTTGCAATTAGAAGATGCAGACTTTGAGCGTTTCCTATACAGTCAATCAAACGACGCCGAAGCGGTTTCTAAAGCAATCAATGAAGCTAGTGCTTCAGTAGTCAAGGCTATTGAAGAACGTGCACAAGCCACACAAGGCCAAACTGGAAAATAGACCACGCAAACTAAAAAACGAAAAGGAGTATATCACCTCCCCTCACACTGCAGTAGGGATACCATGGCAGTAGTGGTCGAAGCCTCAGCATTGCGCTGGGGCTTTTTTATTTGGTATAATATATCTAGGAAAGTGCCAGTAACTCTACGGGGTCTGGTGCGTTTTTTATTTATTTGTGTTATAATATAAGTCCATCATAGGC